TACCGTTATAGGTTCTAGTTGTAGTTTCGTTATACTGTTGTGATCCATTTACGTTGACATATTTTTGTTTTACATTCGTATAGCTACCGCTGCTGCTTCCTCCAGCACCTACGACGCTCCAGTTTATATCAGAATAATTGCCCTCGATACTTTGACTGGCTAACGACCAACTAAAAACGTAGTGATCGGGGTAACCGTTGCCATTGTAACCATTAGTTCTAAATGATCCACTATTCGCCATATTAAGCTACCTCCTTATCTACAATAACAATATCTAAACCGTCTCTTACGGCTATAAACATTGTTTTTACGTTTTGTTCTGATGTATCTCCAATTTCGATACTCTCATAAGCCCATAACTTATTAACTTCTGTCGTATCTTTGTTAAGAGTAAATACTCGAATCATACGACCATTAACTAAATAATAACCAGCAAACTCGCTAGGACTGATTACTGTATAACCAGAATAAACATTATTTTTTATTAACATACCGTCAATATCTACAAGTACCTCAGATGTATATAACTCTCCAGAAGCCTGTTTCCATTGTTGCGGACTATTACCAGTATTGATAATTAAATCACTTAGCAATAGTTCTGTCTGTTCTGATTCAATAATGATTTTAATCGAGTTACCCTGTGCTATAAAAGAATAGTTATAAGTACCGTCGTCCATTGATTCGTCGTAAACAACTTTCTGACGTCCATTTTCAATAATTACACTTGCTGTTCCGATAGTTTTTAATTTCTTAGCTATGATCGAAAGCGTATAAACATTGTTTGTAGTAACAGCGATTTCCTGTTCCATTCGTCCAGTAGTTAATAACCAGCCTCTATTAGACAAAGTATTGATTCTAGTAAAGTCGTTTTCAATATAACCAACTTTACCAGATATAAGAGTCCAGAACTTAGGTACCTCTTGATTATCAACATTCTCCCAAGCATAACCAACACTATTTCGTATCAAGTTATCGCTACCAGTCTGTGAGATAATAGTTTTTACCTCAGTAGAAGACTGTTCTATCTGTGTTAACCGTGTTCCTTGATCTGTTATTTCTTCATTTAAAGAAGTAATAACGCCTTTTATTTTATCGACATTTAACCAGACATTTTTAATCTGTTCTCCAACTTTACCAGCACCAGGGTACTGTTGTTTTGTTTTACTTGGAGCTGGAGAAGATATGTTGGTTTTTAAAGCTCCATTGTATCTAAAGTTTAGATTCATAATAACACTAGGTTTTACAGAGCCGTCTTTATCAACTAAATCAATAACACTATGATCTAGTAAATAATTTCCCAATACCATTTCGGTAGAAAAGGAGTAATATCTAAATGTACTCAACTGGCTTAATAAAAGAGGAGCGTATTTTTCTCGATCCTCATTAAGTATTAAGTTATTAGATATTCTTACCTCAGTTAAACCAAAGTTTTTAATGCTTTCCTCGTCCTCAGCAATTATGACATCATAATCAGTAGAACCGCTCTCGTCCGTCTCACATAATACGATTCTATTTACATAACCGAAACAGTCTTCAATATTAAGTTTCTTATAAACTCTAGGTATAAGTTTATAATCACTTTTCTCAAAGAACTTGATATGTAACTTATCGTCGTCTCCAATCTTAGCAAAGCAGCAACTAGCCTCAGCTATGATTCTAATTATTTCACGATAAGTAGAACCCGGATTGTAAAATTGTTTTTCAAGGATTGCGTCAGATAACCAGAAGTTAAGTGTCGCAAGTTCAATACCAAGATGTTCGCATATAATCTGTACTACTTGTAAACGAGTACAAGGGTAAGGGAACTCGAGCGTACAAACAGTATCAAAAACAAAAGACTTATCTTGTAACTCAAACTCTGTTTGAATACCGACAGTCTCGCTATCTGTTTTCTTAACTCTAAAAGTACCTTTTTTAGAGTAATGTACTCCAGAATCGTCTTTATAACCCATAAACAATTCTATATCTTTATCAATTAAAGAATAGCGGTAGTTACCATATTTTATAGGATTCATTATTTTTACTTTAGCAGTACGAGCATTGAAACAACCGATAATCCTATCTAGGTTGTCATTAAACTCAATCTCTTGTAAATCAGTATCAGAACGAATATATACGAAACCGTAGAAACCTTTAGCAATTCCTCCGTCGATTTCTTCTCGTTCTATATCTGGTGCAAAACCTCCCTCAATTCCAAGAGGATCTATATATACAGAATCAGCGAACCCGCCGTCAAGATCGACGGGCTCCACTTTTTCTACATAGCGAAGATAAGCCTTTATCGATTGTGATAACTTGTTAAAGTATTCGTTATTCATTATATCGACCTCTTTCGACGTCTCTATAAGCTATAAGTTGGAAGCTAAGTTCTTGGCAACCGTCCTTAGTAGCTCTGTGTGGGTAGCGAATACCGGGGCAATAATAATCATTGATGTAATATTGCCCTTGTTCTAAGTTATACCATTTTACTTTAAAAGGCTTTTTCTTTGTCATATTTAAGATAAGATTCATTTCTCGATAAGTAGTAGAACCTATCGTAACCTCTAAGTCTGGAACTCTTGCTACTTCATAAGTAGTAAGATCTGCTTCTGCATTACGCTCCGCAGAGCCCTCGACAGGGTTTAGTATAGGAGCCACATTGATTACCTTAGGAACTTTAACATATTGACCTTGATACATGATGTAACAAAGAGAGTTGATAGGATCTATACTAATCGAATTAAGAACTTGTTTCAATATTTCATTATCGTTCATATCAACACCTCCTATAATGGGCTATACCCAAGTTCGTCGCTGTAAGCGTCTATTGCGTCCACAACAACTCTACCTAGGGTAGCACCGTTTGAATCTATTAGTCTTAAAGTTCCACTAAGTTTTCCAGAGTTTCCTCCAAGTTTAGGAGCCCATTTACTTAGAACTCCGTCGAATACAGAAGCCATTTCACTTTCTTTAGATACAATCTCCGGATTGAATCGAGCGTTGTCATATTCAGCCATAACACCGTATGTCTCTTTAAATAAAACGCCTCCGTTTTCAAACTTCTTAATTTTAGGAATATCGAATCCCCATTTCTTACCACCAATGACAGGCACCCAGTCTGGAACATCAAAACTGATCTTGTTTATACCACCAATAAATCCGTTCATAACATCTATTATAAGATTGATAGGAGTTTTAAATATATCAACAAGTAAATCAACAATTCCCTTGAATATAGACTTAACTCCCTCCCAAGCCTTTTTCCAATCTCCAGAGAAAACTCCAGATATAAAGTCAATGACTCCGCCTAGTATTTTCATGATATTTTTTACAGAATCAGAAATAAATCCAACGACTGTGCCAAAAACACCACTAATAAATGTACCAATAGCAGAAAAGGCTGGTTTTAACACTTTTAGGAGCCAACTAACAATAGGCTCTATAAACTTGTTATAAATATCAAGAGCAAAAACAATCAGCTTACCTACAAAGTCGCCGACAGCTTCAATTATTCCTTTTATGTGATTGTCCCAAAGATCACTCATTGTCTCCAAGAATGGGGTAATAATAGGCTCTAGCACGTTGTCCCAGATAGACTGGAATAAATCAATAGTATTTTTAACAAACTCAGCAATTCCGTCTAAGATCTGTTTACCATACTTAGTCCACCATTCTAGTAGAATACCAGTAAAGTCTTTCCACATCTTGGTTACATTTTGTATAAGAGGATCTATGGCGTCAGTCCATACAGAATTAAATAAACCAACAACACCGTCTATAATAGGCTGTGAATACTCGTTTATCGTATCGCCTAAGTCAGTCCAGAAAAGACTCCAAAGTTCAGATACATTCGCAAGGATTTCCTCGACATCTAGTCTTATATTCTCCCAAGTCATTTGTAGGTTTTCCCATAGAGCCTGTGCCATAGCAACTACAAAGTCATAAAGAAATTGAATGTAAGACTTAGCAGCATATACAAAGGATTGTACTATGTCGCTATTCCATGCAGCCTCGAATAGACTTTTCATTTGCTGTAATTTCTTATCTATTTCCTCAAAAGCTCCGTCTAAAGCGTCTGTGGCAGTAGTAATATCGCTAAAGTCGTAGGCGTCATTGATTGCCATACCACCAGCTCCGCCACCGTCGGAATCGCTATCACTACCAGAGCCACTATCTAAGACATTAAGTTTATCGAAACTCTGTAAACCTTTTAAGGCTTTTTCTGTCTTCTTAGCTTTCTTAGTAGCATTATCTAAACTTCCGCCCAAGTTTTCTACGGCTTTACTGGCTGCTTTAGTTTCTGGTTTTACACCAGTAATCATATAAATAAATCTCTGGAAGTACTGACCTGCAAGAATCAATTTTCCCATTATCATATTCAAGGCTTGTATAACAGGGGTAAGAACTTGAATAAATGAGCTACCTAAGACACTTTTAAAAGTATTCCATTGTTCTGATAATACTCTGACTTGGTTAGCCCAGTTACCAGATGTTCTAGCGAAGTCTCCTTGTGCGTCTCCTGTAACATCTAGTAAGTAATTATAACGAAGTATAGCTTGTTCGGCTTGTGTCATAGAGTTATAAGACTTGTCTATGCCTTGTGATAAAGCGTAGGCTTCCATATTAGCAACAGACATATTGATACCTAGTTGTTTTAATGGTTCTGTTTCTCCAGATATACCAGCACGAATCTTGTTAAAGGCTTCGTCCCCCGATAAGTTATAAAATGAAGCCATATCTCCAGCAAGTGCTGTCATGTTCTGAGACATAACTAAAACTTGCTTATCTGATAGTTTCATACTTTTTAACATAGCTCCCATAGTGGAAGCGTATTTTTTCGCAGATAATTCGCTTAATCCGAGGCTTTTAACTGCGTTCTTAGCAAAGTTATCTATAATAGCAGAACTCTCGCCAAAAACGGTATCTACGACGTTCTGTACTTCCTCTAAGTCAGAGGCTGCTTGAATACACGCTTTTGTAAAATTATAAATAACTTTAACAGAAAAAGCGGCAGCAACAAGTTTAGTGATTCCTTTTAAACTCGTACTTATTCCGCTTATTCCTTTTTTAAGTCCAGCTTGATCGATTCTAGTATCAATAACGATACTACCGTCAGCTTGTCTAGCCATTTTTAACCACCTCCTAGAGCAATATTAAGTTGTTCTTGGAAGTCTCTTTCTTTTTCCTCCTCCGTTCTTTTGTCTGGTAGAGCATATAATATTTTCATTTCTTGGTAGAACTTACGTTGTTTTTCTGGCATTTTAGGATCTATTTCCATAGATCTATACTGCATGATTTTAACCATTTTAGTTTTTTCAGTTAAACCGTTAAACAACATCTTAAATCTCCACCAATGAATATTCTCGACCGTTAAGTCAATACCATATTGTTGTTGGAAAGCACTAACAATATAGGCTTGATCTGCTTCATAGTCTAATATTCGAGTAGGACGATTCCTAACACGAACACGGCTATTAGTTGTAGATTCTTCTTCATTTTCTCCCATAGTATAAAACCACATAATCTTATCAAACGCCTCTTTAATCTGGTCGTATGATTCCATAGGTGGCTTTTCTTGATACCATAGGTCGATAGATCTAATTACTTTCTCATAAGGAGTTAACTTACTGTCTGTCATAAGTTCAGTAAATATAATACCTATGTAAAAGTTTGTCTTTAACAAAAAAGGACTACCGTTGACTGTTACTGTCTTCGGTAGTCCCTCTATTAACACATTCATTCTCGACCTTTAGCTCTATCAGAAGAATATTGAATGTCAACAACGTCTTTTGTTACTTGACGACAGATACTAACTAATTGACTTAAAAGATATAGAGGACGCAGATAAGAGTCCATATTATCTCCAAAGAGTTCAACAAAAGTTCCGCTTCCTAAAGCTAGATCAATACCGTGTTTACTTTTTTCCAAGATAGACACAAGTTTTTCTTCCTCTTTAGCGTCAGAGGAATCAATATCTCTAACTTGTTCTCCGATACGTTCTATTTCTCTAAGTAATTCGATACTATCTGTATTAAACATATAGATTTTACCGTCTATTTTTAGTTTTTTGACTGTATCGGGAAGTGCTATTTCAATAACGCTATTATCAGCATTATCTAAAATAGTTTTAGTCTCCACAGTATCTATGTTTTTATTTTCTTCCATATTTTTACCTCCATATTTTAGTTAGCACTTTCAGCAGTAAACTCTTTAGTGCTAGGGTTATAATAACCTTTAATTTCTTGTCCGTTTTGGTGGATTTCAGCTTCAACAGCTAGAACAGCACCACCGTCTCCAGATCCGTCGTTAGTACAGTTAACCATACATTCAAACTTTTGAGCTTCAAAGCACCCAGCTTGATCTGCAACAGGAGCATACTCGTCGTATTGTACGGCAGTAGTAATAACGTCGTCTCCAAGTTTTTCATAACAACTAACAATATAGTCGTTAGCAGGATCTCCAACAACTCTGTCTCCAGTTAAAGAGTAGATTGTTTGCATACCTGTTTTATTAGACGTACCTTTACCAGCTTCGTCAATATAAAACTTTTGGTCGATAGTAGAGTTACTTGCTTTTGTAAAGTTAGTAAATCCTTTACCAACACGAACGTAATTTTCTTTTCCAGATGTTCCTTTTTTATCGTCGATAACAAGGACACGATTACTTACTAATGGTTTCTTCATATTTATACCTCCTTATAGTATTCAACTTTATAAATGGCTTGATAAGTTACTGTACCGTCTTTAGTCCTTGAAAAAAGACCGGGAGTTCCAGTCATTTCAATATTTACGGTTAACTTACCGTCATTAAAAACCATGTCTTGATTATGTTTGTCGAAATAATCAGATATATTCCATAATGGTTGTATGATACCCAATTTATCAACATTTGTATTCTGAGAATAAATTGCAAAAGGGAAACTTCCGCTTTCGTCTCCAGTTATATCTTTTTGAACGTATTTCTCGCCAGTTATTTGTTGTAAAGACATTGATAATCCCTTAGGAGCAATATCTTCCAACTCAATAGGACAAGGAAGTCCAATTTCCTCTTGGCGTTCGTTTAGATAGTCAAGTACATTCTTAACGATAAGTACATCAGTACTTTTATTATTATTCATAATCTACCTCCAGCTAATTTTCTAGCAACTCGTACCCATTTTTCTTTATGAATCGCCTTAGCTTTTTCAAAATAAAGAATATCAGTACCGGGTTGTGAATGGCGTTGTATAACGTGTGTACCGTCCGCCCAACTACCATAGTATTGATACGCTGCATATACAACGCTCCATACTAACTCGTCGTCGTTCGATCCTATGCTTGGAATCACACTTTCTCGTAAGTCTCCAGATAACATAGGAGTAAATACATTCGTATCTTTAGCAACTTCATTCTTTAACCATTTACGGGCTCGACTATAACCATTATTGAAAGAACGAGCAACTTTAGCACCGTCAAAATTGACTTTAACGTTCATTAAGAGCCTTTTATTTCAAAATGATGTATGTCGTTACCCATGGCATTAACCTTGGTTACACTATCAATAGAATAATGCTCTCCACTAGGTAAATCGGTATCAATCTCTCCTAAACCTATATAGGTATCAGTATCAAAGGTAAAGACACCTTTGTATTCCTTTAAATCCTTAAAAGATTCTGGATCAATATAAATACTATCGCTTACCATTTCAGTAGGGAAAACAAAGAGTAATAAAGTACTTGCGTTTGATTCTCCCTCTTTAGTGGATTGTTTCGCTATGATACTCTCATATCTAACACTTTTGATAATAGTTCTATGATAAGTGAATCCGCCAGTATGATTACTGGCTATCTGATTCCATACTGTGATAGCGTGGGGAAACATTAACCAATACCTCTATAAAGTAAACCAGTAGGACGTAGGTATATATCAACCATAGGGCTAACTTCTATACCGTTTATTGTCTCCACTTGTTTTTCACTTTTAGAAGCCTTAGTGTAGTTATAGCTTCCAATAGATTCACTCATTAAACCAGCCTTATCAATAGCGTTCATGCCACCGTCTTTTACAAGTTTCTTAACTTGACTAGCGGTAGCTTTCTGGATTCTTTCCTTAACAAAGTCGGGGAAAGTATCAAAGTTAGTGGCTTTATTCATTGTTTTATCGTCAATGATTCTAGCAGCAACTTCGACTAATTGATCGAAAGTGTTTTCGTCAATATTAGTCTTAGTAAATGCTTTATAGAAGTCAATATCAATATAATTATTCATAGAACCACCTACTTATCGTTGTTTTCTTCTGCGTTTTTGTCCTCAGTTATAGGCTTATCGTTCTTTTTTTCTGGTTTATTGTGTATTTCAACCTTAAATCCAAGCATTTTGAACCATAAGCGTAGATTCTCGTCTAATTTTGTGATACAATTACCATTTTTAAACTTAAATCCAGCAAACTCTCCATTGAATGAAGTATCAGGGGAAATAACTACATACATAATTATTCTCCTTTCTCAGAATCTCCGTTTCCTTGTTCTCCAGCTTCTGGATCCGTAACAGGAGTTCCAGCTTCTGGATCCTCAGCCCCAGAGTTCTTTAATTCTTCTTGTGCCTTTAATTCAGCAGCTTTAATCTCTGCCTCTTTATCAGCAATAAGTTTTTCAAGTTCAGCGTTAGTAGCTTTACTTTTAACCTCAATACCTAAAGACTTCGCTTTTTCTAAAAGTTCAGCTTTAGTAACAGGTTTTTCTTGGTTGCCAGTATTCTTACCAGCTTCTGGATCCTCAACAGGAGTTCCAGTTTTAGCAGTAGGAGTATCTTTAATTTCTTCTAAAGTATAACCTTTACTTAAAAACCAGTCTTTACTAAAAGTGTCTAGTTCAGCAGTAGCAGTACCATTAACGAATACTATTCCACTTGTAACACCTTTATAATGTTTTTCTGGTGCGTTTATTTTAAACATAATATTCCTCCTTATAAAATTGAAAACCTTTCCCAGTTAAGAGAAAGGTTTTTCTTATGCAGTCGCTTCAACAACTTTGATTTTTCTGATAACACCAACAGCCCTAGTAGTTTCAACAGCAATAGCTCCAACCATTTCAACTTCGCCTTTTTTAACTGCTCCAGCAGTCTTAAAGTCTGGGTAGTAATGTTTGATAACTTCGTTACCGTCTGGGCTTACACCGTGAACCTTATCTTCTCCTAGTACAACAGCGTATAGAGATGTTTCTCCGTTAGCTGCGTTTGCTACGATAGGATTAGTTTCTCCAGTAGTATCGTCAGAACCCGGTTTGTCTCCCATATCAACTAATACAGCCTTACCGTATTTGATAATTTCTTCTCCGAAAGCGTCTTTATCATAACGAATATTAGGTACTCTATCAGCGATAGTTTGGAAAACAGCGTACATATCACTATTCATTAAGTAGTGAGTTGGTTTTTCAACCATTTTAGCTTCCATTCTACGAAGTTCGTATAAGAAAGTTTTATAGTTACTGTCGATAGCAGCAGAGTTAGATAAATCTAAAGTACTGTCTGTATTACGTTCAGTAACTGTGCCTTTTACAGCTTTATCAATTCCGTCGAATCCGTCAGCGTCAACAGCAACGTCTCCATTGATAAATTGATCCAAGAAATAAGCTCTTGTAGCTTTAGCTTTTTGTGTAGATTGAAATTGAACGTGATCTACAACTTGCTTTTCGTCCGCAGCAATTACACGGTCTAGCTCATAAGCTCCACCCATAACTTTTAACACTACGGTTTCTGGAGTAGTTACAGTTTCTTGAGAAGTGTACTCTCCATTGATTTTACGAGCTCCAGCTTTAGGTTGTGTAGTAATTTTATTAAACACATAAGCTAGAGTTTTACCACCTTGTGGCTTAACAGTATTGTCGAATGGAATAGAGTCCAATAGAGGACATTTTCTAAACTCGTCAACAATCTTGTTAGTTAACTTACTTTGAGATAAGTTTTGTGCGTCTTTTAATAAGATAGCCATAATTTTTCCTCCTTAAAATAATTATTCTGCTTTTCCGAAGATATTTTCTTTTATCTCGTCAGCGATTGTCTTTTCTGGCTTTGGTGCACCACCTTGTGGCATACCTCCGTCAGTAGGAGCTTCCTCGAATAAGTATTTTTTAGATTCACGAATCGTACTAATTTGTTCGTCGATTCCTTTAAGTGTTCCTGTTTTTTCGTCATAAGAAATATTGTCTAAGTTCAAATGAGCCTTTAAAGATACAGCGTCAATAGTTTTAGAGTTAGCGATTGCTAAATCAATAGCACTCATACGTTTTACGTCAGCTATCTCTTTTTTGCTATTGTCTTCTAGTTCCTTATTAGTTTTTTGTAACTCGTCAATAGTTTCTTGTAACTTAGTAGGATCCACTTTCTTTAAATCCTCTAACTGTTTAGTAAGTGTAGTCTTTTCAGTAGTAAGAGTATTAACCTCTGTTACTTTTTCGTTAAAGTCATTCTTAGGTACATAGTACTTAGGAACTTCCTTTTTAACACTTTCTACAACACTAGATACTTTTTCGTCTTCAACTCCTGCGTTTGTTAAAATCTCTTTTAACCAATCCATATTATCTTCTCCTCTCAGTTTTTATTCTGCTTGTAGGCAGTAAAGTCGAACCAACCGTTTTATTCTCTTGTAATCGAGTAAGCGTATAATCAACTAAAAAAACCAGCCGTAGCTAGTTTTCATTGTAAATTATCACGATACCATAATAACACTAATAAAGTGTAATCAAGGTGTAATAGTAATTTTTTTAACATCATTTTGCATAATTTCGATATAGCCGTCGCTAGATTCTAAAGAAAGAGAAGCGATACCACTATCACTATCAACAGAACGAGTAAAGGTATATACATAACCTGTTACAGTCGTACCGTCATTAAGTATAACTTTTACGTTCTTATCATAAAACTTTAAAAACTCTAGTTCTGTCATTTCTTATCACTTCCTTTTAAAGTAGGTACTATATGTACGCCACGTTTAGAATAATGTATTTTAAATGCGGTAGTATCAACCCAGTTATTATCTAAGTCTAACACTTTACCAACAACCTTATCAGATACTATAACTTCCTTATGCTTCCATACGCCGTCTTTAAGATTACGTTCTAACTTACCAGTACCAGCATATTTCTTAATAAGATCAACTGCCTCTTGTTTAGATACTGTTACTTGACTAGACATACCGTCATAAGTTTTAGATGTAGGATCATGTTTGTTCCATTTAGATTCAATATACTTGTCTAACTCATAATCTTTACTAATTTTCTCACGAATAGGAGCGTCCCGTAGATATTCTTTTACATTATTCTCCGTACTATCTAAATTATACATCATATTCGCCTTATTTTCAACGTTACGACCTATGCTAGTAGCCTTTTGAGACATAGAACGATTGAATCCATACTTAAACTCTCTCGAAGTATCACGCATAAGGTTATTATCTTCGATAAAGTCTTTTAGAGCTTGTCTACGTTCTTTTAACTTGATACTAGCTTTTTCAAGTAGAAGTTTATCTCCAGTTTGTTCTGCAACTACAATCTTTTGTTTCTCAATACGAATCTTACGTTCAAGTAGGCGTTGCTTCTGATTAAGCTCGTATTGTTCCTTATTCTCATTAAGATTGTAATGTTTGTATGATTGTTCTGATACACCCTCTAAATAGGGGTAGAAAGTATGGCGACAGTTAACACCAGCTAATCCGTCAACCTTACCATAACCAGTAGCTTCATAAAAGTTAGGGTATTTATCACTAGAACCCTCTAACATATAAATCTTACCTTGCCAAACAGCGTGGCTAGGACGTGCTCCCATGTGAGAAGATACTTCTACAAGGTTAGAACCCCATTCCTTAGCACGTTGCTCTTGCATGGCTGACATACATTGATTATTAGCTGTTATTATCTGCATACGAACGGCACTTTCTAAAGTTCTTATAATCTTAGTACCGTCGTTACGCATATAACTAGCCCCTGTGATACCTTTTTCAGCAAGACGAGTGGTAGCTTTCCTCATAGAAGTATTATAGTCATAGATACCTTGTGTAGTTTCAAGATAAACTTGATTGATAATCTTTAAATACTCGTTGTTAGCACTTTCTAAAGCCGTAGTATTTACTAGGTTAAATGAATCAACAGAGTTAGTAATAGAAGTATTGAGAATCGCTTTTAATTCCTCTGACTTCATTAAAGATACTGGTTTATATGGTAGAGTTCCCTTAGAGTAAGCCTCTTTAAATGCGGATTCCTCTATATTTCCATAACCAGCTTTCTTTAACATGGATCTTATCTCTGTTTCTGTCTTACTAGAATACTTGGCTAATACTTTAATGTTCTCAGAATGTAACATTCCAAGTTCATTAAGTTTCCTAGTGTGCCATTCAACAGTACCGCCGTCAATCTCGTCAACATCTAAACGACTGGCAATATTACGCAAGAGTTCTGCTTCGATATTCTCGTACAGTTCTTGTAAGTACTTGTCGTCTTGCATACACTATACCTCGTATGTAACTTCTTTAGGTTTTCGAGATTCCATGAGTTCTATTTTCTTAATAGCTTCGTCTTCTGTAATCTTATACACACGAACATAGTATTCTACCTTATCAATGATACCAGCGTTATACTCAATCATAGCTTGACGTTTTACTTCTGCCATATCTTCGATAATAGAATCGTCAAAGTTTATAGTAGTGTCTCCAGTATATACCTTACCAGTCTTTAAGTACATAAGAGCTTCTACCATACCAATTAAAGCAGGCTCTAAGATAACCTCGTGTTTTTGAATGTTCCTAAACATCTCAGAGTTATCACTAATTGTCTCAGTAGCAGTCTTAACTTGTCCTTTTTCCCACTTATAACCGTCGTCTCCGAATCCAAGTTTTTTACCAAACAAATTAAGGTTAGTTTGTAATCCTGTATCGTGTTGTTCGGCTCTTATATCGAACTTGGATTCTTTAATCATTTCTGTACCGTCTTCGTCTGGCATAGCATAAAACTCTATGTCGTTCTCGTCGAATACTGGAACAGCGTCTCCGTTCTCTAAGTCAACATTAAGAGCACCACTTTTAACAAAGATACGTTTCTTGCCAAGATTAAACTCATTCTTATAACTATCATAGATAAGATCTATTGTTTTCATTTCGTCAATAGCGTTAGCAAAGATAGACATTCCCATAGGATTACCCATGTCGATATTATTAACTATGTTAGGTTTTATGATCTGGAATGTTTTTACATCATTCCATACAACTGGCATAACATTCTTAGGTAATGATCCCTCTTGGAATGTACCGTCGTTATTAGCTATTATGATTTTATTTTCTACACAGAACCTAGAACCAACTTGCTTATGTATGTTTATATAGAATGTCTTTTGGTCTCCAGATTCTATAATACTAGCAAAGGCACAGTCTAATATCTCGCCTTTTTTCCACCTAAGAGGGAATACCATAGGTGCTATTACATAATCAATAACAGGTTGATCTCCTGCTTTATACTCTATGAAAGCACCAGTACCTAAGGCAAAGGTTTCCTCAACTAATTGGTTAGAGTTAAGCCAAAAGTTATTCCTTTCTAGTATCTCGTCTAAAGTATTCTGGTCGGTAGTAGAGATAGTTACTTTTTCACTCATGAGCTTATTAGCCCAATCCTCACAACCTTTCTTAGCCATACCTAGAGTATATCGTTCTCTTGGTACTTGTTTCTTACCATTATACTGTTTGTAAGAGTGGAACTTTTTTACTTTACCAGCGTACCACTCACGCCATGTATTGATATAGCCGTAATAATCGGAATCTATATTGTAACCTAGGCTTCTTAAATATTCAATAATTATATTCATAAAATACCTCCTTATCGTAAAATTATTTTCATTTGTTTTTCTATTGAATACTCGAAACTATCGAGAGAGTCTATGTTGTAGTTTCCGTCGTCCAAACGAACGTCGTCTATTTCTTCCTCGTCCCATACCGCATTATCAAACGCAGATATAGTATTCGGACATTTTTCTTTAACAACCCACAATCTATCTTGACCGAACATAGCAGTAGTGAATCTGATACGGTCTATAATCTCGTTCTTTAAAGCATTGTGAATCATTATAGGGTAACCTCTTAAAATACCCTTAGCGTCTGTGTATTTCGCTTTTAGGAGTGCTGTTTTCAATCCACTAATAAGGATCTGCTCGGCACTATCACAATATACATCATGCAGCTGCGGGAACTTATGAAAAGAGTTAGTAACGAACTCAACAAAGTTTGTCTCTAACTGTTTAGGAGTTAGTTCTTCTTTGTGATACCATTCGTCAACAATAATAACTTCCTTGAATCCTCTTGTTACTAAAGTAAGAGTAAAGGAAGTAGCGGACTTATTTCCTCCAAAGTCAACACCGATATAAGCAGCAATAACATCTTTGCTATATTTTTCTAAGAACTCGTCATAAGAGATAACACGGCTATCGTCAAAGGTTGTATAAATACGTCCCTCAGCAGTAACCCATAGTCCCTCAACATTACGCTTATAGAATACACCAGCAAACATTCTCTTATAACGTAGCTTAACCTTTTCAGATAGAGTAAGATTATCGTCCATAGTAAAGTGTAAGTATAAGAATCTCTTTTCTTTAGCCTTATCAATGAAGTCAGTCTTGAACCAATGATTCGGATTTTTAGGGTTACAGTTAAACCAATACTTAGCACCCTCAATAGAACATCTTG